TAACTATTCGTAAAAATTTCAGTTTTTGCGAACTAGTAGCATAGGGTAAGCCGTTGGTGTTCGAGTATGATGTTTTAAAACTCGAATAGCCAACGGCTTTTTGTCTACTATTCTGCAAAAACTAAGTTTTACGAATTAGTTTGTAAAAATGGCATTTTGTGCAATTTGTATAGTGGCATTTTTAAAAAAGGTGGTTTAAGACTGTTTTTCACCTCTTTTGGTGACAGCAGCCACTCACCAAAGGTTCTCATCCATCGCCCTGCAGGTGAGATTTTAAATGGTGGTTTGTGCAATATGTCTTTTAGTATATGCAAAACGCAAGTCAAGACCGTAGCTTTTTGTTTGCAAAAAGTGCGTAGCAGTCTTTACTGTAGTGCCGATAGGCGATAAACCCTTTTGCGTCCTGGTTATGCCCGTGCGTAGCACAGAGAGGGGATAACCAGTTGACCATGCCTTTGGGGGTTTTTGTTTTTTATAGATTTGCCCCCAACGCTTCGGGGGTAAATCGCAAAGTCATTTTATTTTATTTGCTCCTTTTGTACCTACTAGCCAATCAAGTGATACTTCGTATAAATCGGCTAGTTTTCCTAGTGTTTCAATGTCTGGTTCAAGCTTTCCATTTTCGTACCTTGATAATACTGTTCTTCCTATTTTTATTGCTTCGCTTACATCTTCTTGTGTCGGGTAGATACTTTCTTTTCTTGCTTGTTTTAATTTTTCTGGAAATGTTTCTTTATACATTTTATCACCTCTATTTATTGTACTAATATAGCACATTTCATGAAGTTTAAAGTGTTATTTTGGTACATTTTTATGTTGCCAAAATGGTACAATGATATTATAATTCTTTTAGGTTATTAAATCAATTTAATATTTAAGGGGGTTTTGCAATGAAATGTATTATATTAAGTGCCAATGCGTACAGCATGAAAGACGAGGTCACAGGTAAGGTTAATAGTGGTGTATCTGTTTTTTATTTGCCAACAAACAGTCTTTTACCAGTAGTTGATGAAAACGGTCTTTTGGGTGTAGTGCCTTGTAAGGATAGTGTGGATTTGTCTATGTCTGGAGAGTTTACCCAAGTACCTGGTATTTATGAGGTTGAAATGGGTGTAAAGGCAATTAAGGGTAGGGCAATGATGAAGATTGTTTCTGCAAAATTTGTAAGTACAATTATTACCGAAGGCGATAGAACTGTATTGGATAAGATTGATAAATCTAAAACTGCTTGATGGTAGGTGTTGTAATTGGAAGTAGCACAATTTGAACAGCTTGTGGAATTGCTCACACAGCAGAATCAGTTATTAATTGAAGTTTTATGCGGCATCGGTTTTTTAGGTGCATTGTTAGTAGTTATTATTTTTGGATTAACATGGAGGTAGTTAAATGGATGTATCTGCTTACATAGTTTCTGGCTTTACGTCTGGTTTAATTATTGGCTTCAAAGTTTTTTTTGTATCTCTGGTGGCCACGGAGTGCATTAAATATATAAAAAATGTTGTTTAACTTTTTAACTTAAGGGGGAATTATTATGGAAACTGGAATTACAACTGCAATGACAACTGCACTTACAGCAGTTCAAACCGATGTTATGGGTGTTATGGCTGTAGTTGCACCAATTGGTATTGGCATAGCTGGTGCATTTTTAGTTTGGAAACTTGGATTTAAATTTTTCAAGTCATTAACTGGCAAGTAACCCTATGTGTTAGGGGGTGGGGTAAAAAGCCCTACCCCTTTTTTTATTTTAATTTGGGGGTGATTAATTGGTTAAAAAGTTTTATTTAAAGCGATTTGTTGCTGTTTTTATGTTTTTTGTAGTTTTGACAACATCAATAATAGTTCCAGTCCAAAAGGCAAAAGCCTTTGTTGTTGTCGATGATGCTGCTGCTTATGTTCTTGTTGCTGCTATCGCAACGGCTTGCGGTTATGAGGTTGCAACTAGTGGCGTTGGTGAACAAATAACGGATGCTATTTTAGACACTGATTTGGGTCGTGCGGCATGGGATAATTTGTCTGCGGGCGTTAAGTTGGGTGTTGGTGGTGCGTATATCATTGACAATGCGGTTAAGAATAGGGTAGTTGATATGGCTAATGCTATTAAGGCGTATTTTGGTGACACTGGTGGAGAAAAAACTGTTAACAGTGATTTTAATACGGCTGATTTTTCACAAATGTATGATTATAATGCCTTAAATCCAATTTATTATAATTCATGGGTTGGAAATGTTCCTATTGTTGAAAATACTGGTACTACTTCTGGGTATTCGTTTCCTATACAATCATTGCCAGACACTGTTACTTTGAATTATACAATGTACCATGATGATTATACTTTGGAAGATTATACTTATACATATTCTCTTTCGGCTGATGCTATAGCGTCTGGTCAATCTTTGGTGTTAGATGTTTATTCGCCAACATCCGTAAAGGTTCGTGTTCGTTATAGCTCTGGGGAAATTTCTACGTCTAGCAATCCGCCTATATCTAATGTTAATAATCATATTATTGCCTGGTCACTTAATGGTTTTAATATGTATAATACCACTATTTCAATTTTTTTGTATCAACAACAATTTTTATATTCTATTGACCAGTTACTTGAAAGCCGGTTTAATGACTTTTTAAATGCTTTGGGGGAATTAGATGATATTATCGTTCGCCCCGTTTCTGGTGTTACTGATTATGGTGCACAGGAAACACCTATTGATACAGATACTGACCGTGGAATGATTGGTGTTGCCGTTCCGTCTGATTACGTTGCTGAAGATACTGGTACTGGTGAGGAAACCAATACTGGTGAGGATACTGGTGAGAATACAGCTTTGTCAACTGCCATAATTGGTACTGGATCGTTGGACTTTTCTGGATTTATTGGAATAACTCTTAAAGATGTTTTTCCGTTTTGTATTCCTTTTGACTTGGTGGAGTGTGTTTCTCAACTTGTTGCCGCACCTAAAGCTCCGTGTTTCACTGTTGATTTTTCTGGAACTGCAATGGCAAGTGCTGGAACTGTTACCTTAGATCTTGCACGTTTTGAGGGATTGGCGAAGATAGTTCGGTATTTTGTTTTCTTAGGTTTTATCGTTGGTCTTATTATGATTACTCGAAACTTGATTAGGGGGTAATTTTATGTTACATAATTTTTTTCAGTCTGTAATTGATGGTTTGGTTTTCTTGTTGCAAGGTCTTATCAATTTACTTCCGCACTCGCCATTTAGGGGTGTTTATTCTTTGACTATTGATAATGATTTGCTTGGCTTCTTGGCTTGGATAATTCCATATCCCCAGATAATTGCAGTTTTGCAAGCATGGCTTGTTGCAATTACATCTTTTTACTTGTTTCAAATAATTTTGCGTTGGGTTAAGGCTGTAGAATAGGGGGTTTAGTATGATTTATTTTTATAGTGGAACACCTGGGAGTGGTAAAAGTTTACACGTTGCTATGGATATTTATAATCGTTTGCGAATTGGAAAGCGTGATGTAATAGCTACGTTTCCAATAGCGTTAAATAATGTTAGTAAGAATGGTAAAAAGAAGATAGGTAAATTTACTTATGTAGATGTTTCTAAATTAACTGTTGAGTATTTATTGCAGTATGCTCAAGATAATCATGTATCGGGAAAGGAAGCTCAAACCCTGGTTGTAATAGATGAGTGTCAAATAATTTTCAATCCTCGTGAATTTAACAAGCCAGACCGTTTGAAGTGGATTACATTTTTCACACAACATCGTAAGCTTGGGTACAATTTTATTCTTATTAGTCAGTTCGACCGACTTATTGACCGTCAAATACGATGTCTTTTCGAGTATGAGGTTAAACATCGGAAAGCCAATAATTTTTCATGGGGTAAATATTTTCCGTTTACAATTTTTGTAGCTGTAACAATGTGGTATGGAGTACGGGAAAAAGTTAATGCTGAATTCTTCATGTATCGCAAAAAGTACGGTGCTTTATATGATACCTTTACGTACTTTGCCGACAGCATAAAAGACCTTGATAAAAGTTCTACTGTTGCCCAGGTTTCGGTAGGCGAAAATGGGGGTAAGGGGGTCCCCATATCGCCTGCCGTAGCCTGGAAAACTGTAGACATTTAATGGTCATTTTGAGGGTCGGGACATGTCTGTAACACGTCCCATGAGAATACACACATTTAAGGGTAGAAAGTCAGTAGTACGTAAGCGTGGGAGTGCTTTTTGAAATTTGCACAGACCTATGTTGGTGCAAAAAGTTGAGGTGATTGGAATTGATATATCATGGTGTTAACGATACTCAAATATATAAAGACTTGTCTAGGGAAGATAACTCGTATTGGTTTGACCTTAAAAGACAAAAATTTGTGCATAACATAGATACGTTTTATTATAGTGTGAAACTGGATGCAGACTTTAAGAACGATAGCTGTGACCCACGAGTTATGGAGTTTAGGCAATACTTTAAAAATCAGTTTGAAAAGATGGCATTATTTGAAGATACCTTTGTTGCTGATAAACTGCCTAAAGATTTAATTTTAAAGAAGTCGGGCTTTGCTGGTATGTATAACGTTCATATCAGTAAACCAGATTTATATGATTTTTTCTTTGCCTTGACCGTTCCCAGTGATACCACAACAGAGATAGTAGTACAGCTTCGTAGTTACCACCTTTGGCTTTATGGTGTAAAGGAATCTTATGACCGCAGTTTTGCAAAACTGGAGGAAGTATTAAATATCTTTGGTTTTAGAGCAATTGAAGTAAAAGAAAACCGTTGTGACTATGCCTGGCATACTAATTATATTCAAGACCCAGATGTATTTTTACGTCCAGATAATATCGCACGTATGCGTGTGTCAAGTTTGGGGCATGACGGTGATATACATTTAGAGTTCAAAGGTAAACAAGGGATAGAGATTGACTATTTTCGTTTTGGCAGATTGAAAAGCAATAACATGATATTTAGGATTTACCTAAAAAGCAAGGAAGTAGTAGAGCAGGGTTATAAAAGTTTTTTCTTTAGGCTTTGGTTGATACAGGGTTTAATAAATCGGTATGACTTGTATGTTTATGAAGAATGTTACAAGCGTCAAGATTGGGGTTATATGAATAAAGCACGGCTTAAATTTTACATGGAGTTTGGTAAAGATAAGGCTTTGGAAAATGTAATTAATGAATATTTGAACGAAGATGCAGAACTGAATTATGATGATTTGGAAGCCTTGGCGAATAGGTTGACTCCTAAAGTTACACTTATACTTAATCTGGAATACCAAACCATGAGAAAATTTAGTGCATCTATACAGTTCATCAACTTTAAAAATCGGCAAGGCTTACATAAAAGAATATATCAATATTTAGATAATCGCAAGCTAATTATTGATTATTTAACAGAAACGGTCTTTCGGTTGGTGAACTATACAGGTATTGAGAGTAATAAAAGCCGTTGTGATTATACTCCGTTCTGGAAACGGCTACGTGCTACAAGGCTTGTGGATACATACTTAAATATCCATGATTGTAAGTTGGTTCGTGAATACTCTAATAACATAGATATGCAGATAACTAAAAATAAGGTACTTAGTGGTTTGGTAACTTGTAGTCTGTATAAAAATGGTGCTGAATCTGATGCCAATGTGTCCGATGATATTTTAGACTTTGTTTGTACACTCAATGATAATGATATACAGCGGTTTAAGAATAATAAGAAAAAGCGTGTTAAACAACTTGGTAGTAAACTTGATGGCATAAGTCCTGTTAAGCTTCAGCAGAATTTTATGATTATTGATAGAGAAACTGGTGAAATATTAGAATAGATAGGAGGTTTGTAATATGTTAATATGTAATAGCTTTAGGTGTCTGCACATGGATGAAAGAAATTTTTGCAGTAAATATTTAAGACCCTGTATATTAACAAAAAGTTGTTCAGGGCATTTAAGTTGTGATTTTTACAGTACTGTGAGTTGTAGGAATTGCAACGGTAGAATTTTCTGCAAACATAACTATAACAGTATGATAAAAGTTGCAAGACGTATTCGGTTAGAAATGAATTAAGGGTTTTTAAGTTGATTTGGTTGTTGGAGATAAAATATAAATAACTATTCGTAAAA